TGCACAGTCAACGCCACCACGTTTTTAGTGACTGCTACGGGCGGTTCATACCGTTCGCCTGCTGTTGCTATGGCGACTGGTGATCGCGGCTGGTTCTCTGCTGCTTCTGTTTAAGGAGGAAATATGCCTTACCCTGAAAGATTGTGCGGCGTTGGCCTACCTGCTGCCGTTGCCACGCAAATCTGCGGTGATGTGCAAGACAACATTACAGCTGCCGGGTCAACCCAAGGTACTGCGGTATTGTTGAACGGCGATCACTGCATTGTCACTACGGCTGCGGCTGGTACGGGGGTGATTCTGCCGCCGGCACAGCCGGGTGCTGATGTGACCGTGAAAAACCTTGGTGCTAACGCTTTATTAGTCTATCCGGCAACGGGTGGTGCTATTAACGCTTTAGCTGCTAATGCTGGTTTTTCTATTGCGGCGGCTGGCCAAGGTCGTTTTTTAGGTCGTAATAACCTTAACTGGGTTACGTTTTAAGGGCAGGGGCTTCGCGCCCCTGTTTTATCAACGCCTTCGGGCATTTTTAGAAAGTCGATATGAGCAATCCTCAGTCTAGTTTTGTAGAGTTTTTCATGGAATCCGTTGAGTTGAAGTACGAAAGCGAAAAGGCTGGCCGTCCTATTTTTAAGGAAATGCCTTTCATTCGTATTCAACACCCCGGTGATCGTTTGAACATTCTCGAAGTAAAAGCAGACGATCATTACAAACAAAAATATAACCGCCAGTGGCGTGAATTTGAGGCGGGATTGGCTGGCGAAGTGATCGGAACGCCTTTGTCGCAATGGCCGCAGGTAACAAAGTCTCAGTGTAAAGAAGCCGAGTATTTTGGCATTCGCACTGTTGAAAACTTGGCCGAAGTCAACGATGCTGCATTACAGCGTATTGGTATTGGCTGGATGGAATTACGCAAGAAAGCGCGTGATTATCTTGCGGCTGCGGCAGGAAATGCGCCGATTAGCGCGTTGCAGGCTGAAAACGAAAAGCTCAAGCAAGAATTTGAAGCGCTGAAAGCTTCATTGCAAAACCCTGAAATCAAACGCAAACGACAAATCAAAGAGGAAGTCGAGGAATAAATGAATTACACCCTGCTCGAACTGATACAACAAGTCACCGGCGAGTTGGGGTTATTACCAAGTCCGAGCTTTGTTGTCGGCAATACAGACCCGCAGGTCGTTCAATTGCTGGCGCTGGCAAACAGGCTCGGACGTGACATTTCTCGGCAGTATGAATGGCAGAAGCTAAATAAAGAGTACAGCTTCACCACAGTACAAGGGCAGTCGCAATATGCTCTACCTGTTGACTGGCTCAGACAAATACCGCAGACCGAATGGGATAGAACGTCACGATGGCCGCTGATAGGCCCTGCGACTACTCAAGAGTGGCAGATATACAAATCAGCCATTATCAGCCAAGGCCCCAATCTTCGTTTCAGAATAGCTAATAACTTCGTCGAGGTTGACCCTGCGACTGGCGGCCTTGACCTTTCGTTTTTCTATGTCTCGAAAAACTGGATTGATGCTGGCGGCGGGGTTTATCGGTACAAGTACCAAGCCGACACCGACAGAGCGATATTTGACGATTCGCTGATGGTGACGGGTCTAAAAGTACAGTGGAAAGCCTCTAAAGGACTTGACCCTGGCTTAGACTTGCCGGGGTTTATAAACATGCTTGACACGATTAAAGCACAGGACAAGTCGGCACCAAAACTTACACTCGGCGGTTTGCCGCGCAATATATTGCTGACTGAGTGGAACATACAAGACGGCAACTTCCCGAGCTAGTCATGGACAAAAAAGCCCTTATTAAAGCACTACGCGATACCGCACAAAGCGCCTCGAACACCATAGCAAGCGGTGTCTCTGCGCCGGTGGACTTAATAGCCGCTGGGCTTCGCAAAATGGGCGTACCTGTTCCTGAGAATGCGTTGGGAGGCTCGCGCTGGATGGAAGATGTAGGCTTGACCATTCCAGTACAGGATGGAATACCGAAAACCGTAGGCGAAACTTTGGGGATGATTGTGCCTATGGCGGCCACAGCCAAAGCGCCACAAATAGCGGCAGGTGCTAACCGCGCAATTGAAAACGCTATGGCACCAGCTACATTAAACACCCCTGGCTTTGCTGGACAACGCGGGGCGATTGTATGGCACGGTAGCCCACACAAATTCGACCGTTTCGACGCAAGCAAGATCGGAACTGGCGAAGGCGCGCAAGCGTATGGGCATGGGTTGTATCTGGCAGAGTCGCCGGATGTGGCAAAAGCATATCAAACAGCATTAACACATTCTGATGATTACGTTGATGGGCAATTGCTTGATTCAGGAATTCCCAAACATTTTTTGGCGCGCATATTGTCTGACGAATCTGGAAATGTTGAAGCTGCGCGGCAGTCTCTTGCTGTATTAGCTAGACCGGGAGGGGCAAAATCCGTTACCGATTCCGCAAAACAAGCATTAAAATTATTAGATGCTGGCGAGCGCCCAATAGTAAAAACTATTAAACCAGAAGGCGCGCTTTACAAAGTAGACCTACCAGACGAAGCTATAGCAAAAATGCTGGATTGGGATAAGCCATTAAGTCAGCAAGCACCGGAAGTGCGGGCGGCGCTACTAAAGTCAGGCGACAAAACAATAATTAACGCTATAAACGATGCGCCTGTTAATCGCGGCGACTATTGGGAATATGGCGGCAATACGTACGCGACAAAGCGTGAAGCATTGGAAGATGCAACTGGGTTCAATATAACTTCAGGAAGAACAAACTTAGGCAACACTCCCCAAGCCGTTTCTTTGCGACTCAATGAGCTAGGTATCCCCGGCATTCGATACTTAGATCAAGGCAGTCGCGGCGCTGGCGCTGGCACTTCAAACTTTGTGGTATTTCCCGGAAATGAAAACATGCTCAGAATATTGGAGCGCAACAATCAGCCATTAGGCTTAATGGGCATCAAATAATGGCAACAGCACGCGCTACCTCTATTCCCGCCCCAGTTGGTGGTCTCAATGACCGCGATAGCATTGCCGACATGCCTGCTCAGTACGCGCCCATTCTTGAAAACTGGTGGCCATATCCGGGTTACTTAGGCATCAGAAAAGGTAGCGCAAACCACGTTACCGGCTTTACAAACCCAGTGCAAACGCTGGTTGAGTATCTTCCAACGTCAGGCGTATCTAAGCTATTTGCTGCGGCGGGTGGGTCTATATTTGACGTTACAACCGCTGGAACGCTTGGCGCGGCAGTCGTTACCGGCCAGACTTCGGCTCAGTGGCAAGATGCTAACGTGACGACCGCTGGCGGGTCTTTTCTGTACTTAGTGAACGGGGTAGATAAGCCTCAGTTATTCAACGGCACCACCTGGACGGCCATTGATGGTGCGTCGTCGCCTTCGATTACTGGCGTTACAACTACCAGCCTGGTGCATGTTTGCGTGTTTAAGTCGAGGTTGTACTTTGTCGTTAAAAACAGTATGACGGTGGCATTTCTGCCGGTTGGTCAGGTTGGGGGCGCTGCTGGCACTCTTGACTTGTCAAGCGTGTTTAGAAATGGCGGTTCAATTCAGGCTTGTTATACATGGACGGTTGACGCTGGCTCTGGCGCTGACGATCACTTTGTCGTGCTATCTACTAATGGCGAGGTAGCGGTTTATCGAGGAAGCAATCCAGGTGCGGGCGGTGATTTTTCGATCATTGGCGTGTTTCAGCTTGGGCGACCACTAGGCAGACGATGCGCGGCAAAATACGGCGGCGATCTGGCTATTAATACGACCGAGGGTGTATTTCCTTTGGGTAGAGGGTTATTGTCTGCCAGCGTTGATAGACGAGTGGCTTTGACCGACAAAATACAGAACAGTGTCTCAATAGCTGCAAATTCTTTCTCGTCAGCATTCGGGTGGCAATTGTGTCTTTTCCCCGAAGAAAACATGATGTTATTGAACGTACCGGCAACCGGCGGGGCGTATCAGTTCGCACAAAACACAATTACTGGCGCATGGACTAAGTTCACCGGCTGGAATGCGAACGTGTTGTTGCGTGCCTCAACAGGGCTTTATTACGCAGACAACACCAAAGTCTACAAAGCGTGGGTGTCTAATGTTGACGTGTCCGCGCCTATTCAATCTGACTGCCTGACCGCCTTCGGTTACTTTGGCAACAAGGCATTCAATAAGTATTTCACCATGGTGCGCCCGTACATTTTAACAAGCGGAAACCCGACTGCTGTTTACGGTCTGAATACAAACTATCTGGCACAAGACCCACAAGGTACGTTAAGTTTTGTCGCACCTACGGGTATGGTGTGGGGTTCAATGACATGGGGTTCAATGGTTTGGGGCGGCGGGTTACGTTCGACGACTGGCTGGAATACTGTCGGGGCGGTGGCAAACTCTGCCGCACTAAGGCTTAAAGTGCAAAATAACGGGGCAGAAGTACGATTCACCAATGTCGATTATGTCTACCAGCCTGCCAACTCTGTTTTATAAGGCTAAATATGTACACTTTTCATGAAGCAAAAATAGCAAACAATTTGCCTGATTTTTGCCGATTGACGAGTGAGCATTACCAAGAAATGAAAGAACGATTAGAAAAAGATGGCATAAAAATTTCGCCATTTAATCCGCAACTAGACAGGTACATCAAATTTAATAATGATGGCTGGTTAAAGTTTTTTATTGTAAAACACGACGCTGAATGTGTCGGATATTGTTTGATTTATATTACCAATGATATGCATAACGGTGATAAAATAGCCAAAGAAGATGCGTTATTCGTTACCCGAAACCATCGGAATGGCATAGGAAAGAAATTAGTGCAGCATGTATTGGCTGAACTAAAAAAACTTGACGTTCAAAAAGCCTATTGTACAGCCGTGACTGACTTAAGAGTTAGCAAGTTATGGCAAAGAATGGGGTTTAAGAATATGGCAACCGAAATGGTTTATGAATTGAGGTAAATATGTGCAGCTCTAGCCCACCCCCCGCACCCGACTACGAATCAGCCGCAAAAGAAACAGCACGAGGTAACTTAGAAGCTACCCGCGCAGCAGTTCGAGCAAACCGCGCTAACCAGATAACACCGTGGGGAAGACTAACCTGGCGGCAAAACCCGACTGGCGGCGACCCAGA